ATTCGGGGTCGCATAGTTTTTTGGATCAAGAGACGCTCGCTCAAATTCTTCGAGCTTATCATTGAGCATCTTAGTCAAACGTTTGCGTGTAAGGTGACTTGAAATAAAATCACCTTTCACATCTTTAATTTGTTCTGGTTCTAGTCCTGCTGTCCAAGACTGTTTCATGGTTTTCCTACTGCCGCTTGGGCTTCTTCACGACTGCCACGAGTTATACTGTCGGCAGTGGTCTGTAAGAATTGATTAGGCTGTGGTGTTGCACCCGGAGGTGGAGCACTGACATTAGGAGCCACAGATGGAACAGAGTTCTGTACCTGCTGATCTTCCTGTGCCTGCTGAACCAAAGCTTGAGTTTGCTGAGCTTCAACAACAGCAACATTAGGACTAAAGATTTCGTAACCATTCAGTTTAATGACATCACTCACAAATTGAGAAACAGCAATCGCTGAAGTATGGGGACGAATAAGTTGACCTAACGGGCTATTGAATACACCAACAAGGTTCTGTAAATCCTGCGTCTGCTGAGCAAAGTGCCTAGCACCAACAGGACGAATGATACCAGCAGCAGTAATATCGTCTGCTGTAATTTGTTTAAACTGTTGGACACCAAGATCATCATCGATGACACGAATGGTATCAAGTTCAAACTGATTACGGACAGAGATTTCAAGCTGATCATTCAGATTAGGTTCTACAAGATTGACTTCAAAGTTAACAACCTTCTCAAGGAATATTCTGCCTGCGGCAGAGTTCAGTTGCTGAACTTCAAAAGCAGTCTTTTCACCCGGAGTACGAACGCCCATTGCTTCTTTCGGAGCACCAGCCATCAACTCCATAGTATCCATGATGTGGTCAATCTGATTGTCTGTAGTAATAATAGCATTGATGTTCTTAGCAACTTCGCTAATACTACCACCTTCATCAAGATGGATTTCACCACCCGGCTTCCAATCAAATTCTTCTACCTCACCAACAATAGCTAGCGGTGGAAGAACGGCCAAGTCCATAGCATCTGCTTTAAGATTTTCCAGATGGTCAATGCGATACTGCATACCAACAAGATTATCAAGAGGCCCCATAGCCCAAAGGTTATTAGGACGCAAACGCCAACCGACATGACGAATAGGAGCACGGCCAGAATACGTTGCAATAGGTTCATCACGGACAACATAACTCCGATCAATGACGGTAACTTGACGATTAACGGATAGTTCACCTGTCACTTGGTTATGGTAATCACCATAGAACTCTAAGATTTCTACGTATTCAGATTGATAGTATTCATACAGGTTTCCAAACCCGTCAACACTATACATTTCAGCTTTCTCGAAGTCTTCCCTACTGATAGCGCCAAGTCTACTAACCATTTCTGCGCGTCTATCAAGGGCTTTCTTCCAGAAGGCCATTTCAGGCTGATCATTACTGAGCTTCATCAATTCGCCAAGTGTCTTAACACTACGAATGATTTTATATGTGTTCTCAAACTTATCAGCCAGAGGATTAAATACAATGTCCTTGGGATCAATTCTAATCGCTACAGGACCAATATAACCGGGGATAATCTTCGCCGGTTGTTTATTATAACGCTGCTCAAAAGCAACTGAAACGAATGCATTACCGTAATCAATGTAGTCGAGTAGAAGTCGAGAGACTACAGTTCGATAATTGCTCTCGCGAGTTTTATTCTCCATGTAGGCTTCGATATTTTTAGCCTTATCATGTGCAGCAGCATCTTTAGTATACGCTTCCCAAGATAACCATTTGTCATTTGGGAATAGGTAACTGAGGTAGTTGGAATGGAGGTTATCTCTAATCTGAGTTAACTTAGGGAGAGTTGTACTATTCTTCCAAGGCAAGGAAGCATTAGTGGTTGTGGTTGTATCAGTAGCAAATATATACTTCTGTAACTCCAACCATTCTGCACGCTTACCAGCACACTGATCATAGTAACTATTCCATAAGTTATGAATGAAAGACGACATTTGATCTTGAGCAAATACTGCTCTTACTTCTGCTACCTTGTCACTCATCTAAAAGGCACTCCACCGAAACGAGTTTGTTTTTGGTTGCCAATGAAAAAATCCTTTATAGCTTCGCTACGAGTAGCAGCAGGCTTAAGAGCAATTGTACAAGCTGACGCTAGAGCGTCTTTGATATCATCATGTGGAGGGTGAGCTAAGACAAGTTCTTCTTCTAGGATAGGAGTAAACCCACCTTCTCGGTGCCACATCTTATAGTCGTCATAACGATATTCGAGAGCAGCAGCAATACGCTGTTCTTTATTACCTTCAACCTTAGATGGCCTATACTCAACTACGGATAAGGACATTCCTTCCTTCTTCACATAGTCTTTGATAGCCTCAACAATGGTTATCTGAGCCACCGTGACTTCGGCTTGGAGTTTAGAAAAACGCCAAGTGGAGTGGAGCTTAGCCACTTCCTTAAAGTACTCCAAGATTTTGTTCGTCTTAAAACGACTAATATCCAAGACATAGACGTTATCTTCGTTATCAATGCCAATCACCACAATCGCTGTGAAGTCTGAGTTCTTAGATAGAGAGAATGCAAAGTCCACGGCGGCATATACATTGAGACGCTTTCCGTTGTAAAACCAACGAGAGCCATCTTTAGTAAGAAACTTAGGGTTATAGTATTGGAACTTATCCGAACTAATTCTATTAGTAGAGTCTTCATTCGGGTTGTTATAATACTGAGCAAAGAATTGTCCTTGATCTGAATACTCCGCTTTGATACGAGCTAAGACCTGTAGATCAAAGCCGAATGCTTTACCATCTTTACGTATGACACGAGGCCATATGAAGACATTCATTTCCTCAACAGGATATTCCTTTATATCCCACACAGGCTTTCTATCCACAATCTCACCCTCACTGTTGTAGATAGGATAAGATTGTTCTTTCCAAGTGTAGTATATGTCAGTAGGAAAATAGCGGGTTCCACATGCCATAGTAAACCCCGCAGGATTACGAATAGAAGTGAACTGACTAGCTTTCTTACTAACACTCTCACGACCATCCTCTGTATACGCATTCTCAGGAACTACGATGTCATCTGCAATGATGATGTCAGCATGCCAACCTGTAGTATTGGTTGTCAATCCAGCGGTGGCAACGGTGGCATCACGCACACCTTGTCTCTTACGCTCTGGATGGTCCACACTGATTTTCTTTGTGTTCCACTTCTCACGCAAACCGTCTGAAGGATTGATATATTCGGGAAAGAACTGTTGATATACACGACTCGATAAGATATTCTGGATGGCATAGAGTTGGGTCTCTGCGAGTTCTGCTGTAGCTGATAGGTAAAGGATAGTAACTTCCGGGTGACGTGTAATGATCCAAGCACACCATGTTGCAACCATATGGCTCTTTAGGTGAGCACGAGGGAGCATGATGAGTTTGTTAGTGGTCAGGTCATTACCACCTTTACCGAACAAGTGATATTCTTGCATCCATCGGTACACTTCTCTGTGTACCTCGCCATACATATAGCCCGGATTGACTAGAAGGGCGAAGTAATTCAAATCATCTATAGCACGAAGTCTAATCTCTTTGGCCTTCTCAGGCATTCGCTTTAGACGTTCTTGTGCCTGTTGTAGCCAAAGAGTTGTATCTACCAATTAACCGTTACCTTTATAACTTCCACTATTGACTGATGGAGCAGTCATATTAGGGGACTGCTGAGCAGTGGGAGTTGGATTAAGCATATCAAACATATACTGATAAGGACCAGTCTTACTCTGACTTAAGTCAGGACCGGCCTTAGCCCTCACTTCAACATTAGTACTTTTAGGGCGACCTTGAGTTTTCATCTTTATCACTTTCTTAAGCATCGAAGATGCCACGATTAGCTGCACGGTCCATACGAGTGAGAGTGTCTTTCAACTCATCAGCAATACGATCTTCGACAGCCTTATCTCTCTGAGCACCAGCCTTACTAGGACGACCTACAGGGTTCTTATCCCAACCACGATCAACAAGAAACTTCTGAGCTTGGAAATTCTCAGTCATATCTGCAATGGTTAGGAGAGCTTGGCTACGAAGTGCAACTTCAAGTTCATCACGCCAGTTATCAAACTCTTTACGGAGTTCTTTATTTTCATTGAGACGTACCCAATGGTCCCATGAGAATAGATGTTGTACAGCAAACTGGTATTCTGTTGGATCACCTACTTCCAGATATCTCTTACGTAAGCTTGGGTAAAGCTTATCCTTGTACATCTTATCATCATTGTTGAAAGTGTATACAGCGTACTCAATATTGTAATTGTACTCTAGGAATAAACTTTGAGTAAGCAGCTTACCATTCTTATCTTGAAACAGTTTCTTATCTATCTTATCCACATTAACTCCTAGTGATCTGGATACTGCGCTGTTGGTAAACTAAATGTACTAGTATATCGACATACACCATTTGTATATCTAAAGTCATCCATATACCCATTGATCTTATCTTTGTTGGTAGTATTTCTAGCTTGTGGGGTAGAACCAATAGTTATCTGTTGATCAAGTTTCCAACTAGCTGTAACATTATCATGTGCTCTCAAAATACCATTGGTAAACCCATAGATATCAGCACCATTAACTGCTACAGCTACATGTGTCCAAATACTAGATGGCATTGAA